CCTGCTCTGGCGAGCCCTTGTTCCCGCCGCTTCGCGCCACTCTCGTCCGGTGAGCCCGTCAGACCGGCGTAGCGCGCCACCGCTTTTCGGTCACGAATTGGCCGCGAGAGCACCTCATGGACGAGCATATCAGCCGTTTCAATGCCGACCCCGACGACCCGAGCCAGCCGCCGGACCATGGCGTGTGACCCGGTCTCAGGCTCCTGCTCCAATCGTTTCTGACGAGCCTCCTCAATCTCCCTGATCTGGCTGATGACGAAGCGCAACCGCGCCATATCGCGCTGCAACTCGGCCGAGACATTCGGCGGCAGCGGCGAGCCTTCCGGCGTCTGCAGCGTTGCAAGACGCTCCGCCGCCTTGCGCAGGGTGGGTTTGAAGTTGCGAATGCCCAGCCGGGCCAGGCTGCCCTTCATGCGGTTGACAATACGCGTGCGTTCCCCGACCAGGCACTCGCGTTCCCGATTCGGCCGCTTGGCGTCCTCTTCGGCAATCGTCGGGACGCGCGCCATGCTGCAATGGCCCCGTTCCCCGCGCAGCCACCCCAAGAACCCCCGCTTCAGCAACTCGGTGTCGAGCCGGTCGGTCTTCGCCCGTCGATGTTCCCGCGATACTGCGACACTCGAGGGATGGATCACATGCGCCTCCACCCCACGCGCACTCAGCCAGCGCGCCAACCAGAAGCCGTCGCGGCCGGCTTCGAAGGCCAGCGCAATCCGCGTGATCTTTTTACCGGCCCTGACTGCCTCATCGCGCCAGCGATGCAGCAGGCCAAGCAGCCTTTCGGCACTCGGCTCCAGCTTCTTGCGCGGTTGACGCTCAATGCCGGGAAGCACCCCGGCGACCAGCCAACTCGACTGGCTCATCTCGACGACGGCAATCACTGTGCTATCTTGGTCCAAGGCGACGAGGGACCTGCTCAAGTCGTTCGGCTGGGGCATCAGGGCACTCCATCAGTTAGATGCAGCGACGATGGTGCCATCTCCTCGCCGCCTGCCCCATACCATCTCGCCGGTGGAGGGAGCCGGATTCGAACCCTCGGTCCCCCCGGCTAGGGTGAGTTCAGTTGTCCCGCCACGCATGCGGAGCCGCCCGAGGACATCGTGCGTACAAACCTCGGTGCAGGAGCCACGGTTCAGCTCGATTTGTTCTGCTCGGCGAGCCATTCCATGGAGCCAGGGGCCGGTAGGGTTTGGGTGGGTTGCGGTTTGCCGCGCTGCTCGGCCTGCAGCTGCTCGAATCTCTGGCGAGAGAGTTCATAGAAGCCCCAGCTCTTCATTTGGGGATTGAGCATCTCCAAGGCTCCGCTGCAGGCGTCGACCTCGTCGTCATGGGCGAGATCGGGGAACCCTTCGAGGACGCGGAACAGCTCCTCGTTCCAGGAGCCTCGTCGGATCTTCAAATTTCCGGCGCGGCACTGCGAACTAAACGGCCCGAAGCGCGTGAGCTTGTCGCCACTCTCGGGAGCCGCCACCACGGTGAAGCCGCTGAGCGCGCGCACGAGGTGAAGCGCCTGGCTCTTGCCGGCTTGCCCCGGATCCTTGCCGAACCCGATGCCGACCCGGTTGCCGTCTTGTGTGGCGGTATTGAGCAGCAATCTGTCGACGTCGCCCGGGTTGGCCCGCCCGCGCACCATATCCAGCAGCCAGAAGCCGCCGTTCTTATCGCGGCCGAGCTTGATGCCGACGGTCCAATCGGGGTCGTTGAACTCGGTCTTTTCGGTCGCGGCGAGATCCCAATAACGGACAACGTCGAGGTCCGCCGGGACCTCGTCGACGACGGCACACCACTCCCGCTTGAAATAGAGCCCGGCAGCTGGCCGGATCTTCCAATTGCCCCCCAGCAGGCGCTCGCGCTCGAGCAGCGGCAGTGAGAGGAGCCAAGCGAAGTATTCCGGGTTGACCTGCAGCAGAATGGGGTTGTCGAACACCGTCGCCGGGATGAACGTGACGCTGATCGGCCGCGGCGGGTCAAGGCACGGCGGCAGATCCTCCGGCCGCGGCAGGTGTTGCATCAACTCTTCGGGCCGATCGGCCCAAACGATCTTATCCGAGACGCGGATGTAATAGCGCAGAACGCCGGCACGCTCGGGGATCGGAAGCCCGGTCTCCGGGTCGATCCACCACGCCAGGAAGTCGGCGACCCAGCTGTCCGCGTCCGGGTTGCACGTCGCACGGATATAAGGCCTCACGCCACAGGTCGAGCGGTTGCGGCTGACCATGTAGAAGAACTGATGCGCCGTGAAATGCGTCAGTTCGTCGAAACAGATCAATGTGATCTGAGCCCCCTGCCAGTCGTAGACGGTGGTTTCAAACTGCAGGTGCGAAAACTTGATCTTGCCGGCACGCGGCCAGCGCCACTCGCGCACACCGAGGTGCGGGGTCCCGCCGACCCGTGGATAGAAGTTTAGACTCTCATCCCATAACGCTCCGGGATTGGTGATCTGGGGCGTTGTGCGCCGGAAGAATACCGCAGTGAAGTTCGCGACCCGGCCGACGTGGCGCAGCGGCTCCAGGATCAGTCCGACCGTCTTCCCGCCACCCGCCGCACCGCCGTATATGCAGATGTCGGCAGGGGTTCGCAGGAATTCGATCTGCGGTCCGGGCTGCGCCGAGATCGTAACCGTGGACGCTGGCGACATTCGTCACACGCCGGCCGCCGAGGCCGTCTGTTCTTGGTCGCCAGGAAGCGGGTTACGACCACTCTCGGGGAGAGTGCCCACGGTATTTTCGGTCGGCACGGGTCCCCGTTCCAATTGAGTCCTCATTTCGGGAGGCTGCCGCCGCGGTTTCCTAGCGAAATATTTCTCTTGTGCGTCTCGCAGCACCTCCGTCAGCTCGGGATCTCGGCTGTTATCGGGCAAGACCAGGACCACCGGTGAATTCGCCTCGGCGTCGCTGCCCGGAACCGGGTCATCCGGCGCCGTCTTCTCCCGCCAATGCGCCCTCACCTTCAGCCAGAAGATTTGCGCCGTGACATTGCCCGCCTTTGCGGAGGCGAACAGGTACCCGGAGACCGTCGCATTGGCTTCGGCCACACCGCGATCGAGTTCATCACGCAAGCGCTTGCGCAGCGTCTTCGGCGAGCAGCCGATGATCTTGGCGATGTCTTCTTGACGGAGACCGATGCCAGCCAAGTGCCGCACCTTCTCGCGCACCGCATCATTCACCGCAAATGCTTTTCTCGCCATGTGCGGCTCCTGATTGATCGTGGTCTTGCCTTTGGGCGCGCTCGTCGAATGATTGACCGGAGGCTTGGTGCATCGCGGCGCGCCCCGTGAAGCCCTGCCAGCGTCGCACGACGACGTCGACATAAGCGGGGTTGAGCTCGACACCGTAGCAGATGCGGCCGGTCATTTCGGCCGCGATCAGGCTCGTGCCCGAACCGAGAAACGGGTCATAGATCGCCTGGCCGGGCCGGCTGTTGTTGACGATCGGGCGGCGCATGCACTCGACTGGCTTCTGGGTGCCGTGCCCCCAACTCTGCTCGCGCTGTGGGTTGCCGAAAGGATTATTGTTGGCGATCTCCCAGACGGTCGTCTGCCTGCGGTCGCCCTGCCAGTGGCTGGTCCTGCCCTCGCGCACGGCGTACCAACAGGTTTCGTGCTGCCAGTGGTAATCGCCACGGCTCAGCGTGAAGTGCTGCTTGGCCCAGACGATCTGAGCGCGTGGCTGCAACCCGCAAGCCGCCAGACCGGCGGCAACAATGTCACCGTGCAGAGCCCCGTGCCAGATGTAGGCGACATCGCCGGGGAACAGCGCGTAGGTCTCCCGCCAGTCGGCCCGATCGTCGTTGAGCACCTTGCCCTGCGACAGCTTGCCGGCACCAAGGCCGCGGCGCGCTCGCCAGGACGGCTCGTAGCTGACCCCATAAGGAGGATCGGCGATCATCAGGTGAGGCTCCGATCCCGCCAGCACTGGCGCGACATCCGCCGCGCTGGTGCTGTCGCCGCAGGCGACCCGGTGGTCTCCCAACTGCCATACGTCGCCGGGCCGAGTGACCGGTTGTTCGGGTACTTCCGGCACGCTGTCGGGATCGGTCAGACCGCTCGATCCCAAACCGGCCAGGATGGTTTCGAGCTGATCCGGGTCGAAGCCGATCAGGCCGAGATCGAAACCGGCGAACTCGAGCTCCCGGAGCTCGTCGCGGAGCTGCTCGGGGTCCCAGTTCGCCCGCGCCGCCAGTTGATTGTCGGCCAGGCGATAGGCACGCTTTTCCTCTTCGCTCCAGCCGCGCGCGACGATCACCGAGATGGACTTGAGTCCCAGCTTTGCCGCCGCACCGAC